CGGGTCTGTTGCTGCTGTTGATTGAAATTGATAAACCAAGTTTCCATATACCGGTTGTATTGTTTCTGGTTGTGATAAAAATGTAATCATTATCCTATTGCTAAATTATATTGTTGTGTTCCAAATATGTTTATTCTATCAAATATGTCTCCCAACACTAATTCTTGATATTGTGGTTGTTCTAATAAAGTTTCAACATATTTACCAGTTTCTTCTTGGAAGTCATTAGTAAATATTTTATACCCTGCGTATCCCACTTTTGATAAGTTCTTGGCTATTGCGAAAGCCATACTTTTTATTGGTGAATATTGACCCCTTTTATTTCTTGGGGTAATACCTTTGGCTCTAATCCATTTTTCAATCGGTGCTATTGGTGGTTGTTTAGAAGGTTTAGAACCATCACCAAATACGAAATCAACCCCATAATCTTCCATTAGAATATCTATTTCCCCGTCCCTAATAACATAAGATACTGAATTGTATAAAGTTCCTGTAGCCTTAAAGTTATATGGACTTTTTGCTTTAGGCATATTACCTATTTTTGTAAATCTTGGTTTGGGGGTCAGTATTAGTTCCTTGATTTGTTTAACCAACTGCTCGCCAATAAGGTTCAATAGTTCTTCTTCCATAATGATTAAAGGGAATGTGTCTTAAACACATTCCCGTTTCAAGTTGTTATGCCCTTTCTAAACCAAGTTTAGATAAAACTAAATCAACAATATAGTCATCATTATCACCCCACGCATTATATTCGTCTGGTGTTAAAATGATTGTTCTAGCATATTCACCTTGTTTATCTGTATCGTTTGATACTGCGACTGAAAACGATGCTGACTTATTGTCTAAATCAACATTAGTATTCCAAATTGATACATTATCTAATGTATAACTAACTACCTGTGGTTTTATTTGTATTTTCATTTTGTTTTTATTTTATGTTAAACCATTTTACACCTGGTTCTATTGGTGAATTATACGATTGGTTTTCAATATTGAACTTTAATATATTACCCCAATATTCGTTATGATTATTTATTTTTTCTGTAATTTCTTCTGTAGGTGTTATATTAGTGAAATGTGAATAACCTAATCTTTTAACACTTGTTTCTAATGGAAAAAAGAATATACCTTGATTTGTGTTTTTATTAGCCGCCCTTGTGTGTAATCCAAAACTATCAATACCAATAAAGTTTTCACAATAATAAATTAAACACATAGCCTTTCTTAAATCCATATCTTCTATTCTTTGATGAATATTATTTAATACAGGTGTTTTAGGTTGTGCTAAATGTAAGATGAAATGTGTTTGACTATAGGTTTCTAAAAAACTTTCCAATTCACTTGTTGCTGGATTTCTAGTCCAACTGCGTAATGATGGATTACTACCCCCTGTTGATTGAACCACTAATAATGGTCTTTCCACTTTTATTGTTGATTGTAATTCTTCAACTTCCACACCTGAAAAATATAATTCAGGTCTTTCAACTGATAATTCAATACCGATTAAATTACACCAAACTTTACTTAAATGAATTGGTTTGTCTTTAATCCAATCTTCAGCATAATAAGGTTCATCAGCACAAACTTTCCAATCATCATTACCATAATAATCTTTCCACAAGTAAGGGGTATTATGTTGGTAAGTTCTATAAACATTTGGATTATTAAAAAACACTTCGGGATAGTGTGAAATTACAACAACCTTACTATTAGGATATGCGTTTTTGTAAGACGCAATAACCATAGTTGCGATGATTGATTTTCCAATTCCCCCGTTGATATGTAATACTATATTATTCATATAATAAATATAAGTGTTTTTTTTATACTATAAATTATTATGTAAAAACTATATGGACTGCTCCACTATTGTCTCTGTATAATTGTCCGTCAATTAAACCACCCGCTTTAGCCGCTGCGTTATTAGCATATTGTGTTAAAGGTGCTGTTAAAAATAACGCTCTTAAATGTGTTGTATCCGCAACTGATGATGTAATACTTGTTCCTATAATAGTTGAACCAGAATGTCTTAAAGTATTATCAAATCCAATAATAATTCCATTAGCGGTATTACCTGAATAACAATTTGATTTACCAACAACAATAGCATTACTATAACTATTACCATCTCCAATTTGTCTGTTTTCACTACCTATTAAAGTGTGTCCTTGTGCTTGCCACGGAATATTACATTTTTCATTTGCGTATCCAATAATTACACCCCTATACATACCTACAGAACAATTTATATTACTTTCACCTAATATAATTTGTCCGTTTCCACCACCACCACCACTATCAGTATTACTATCACCAATAATAATATTATTAGCCGCTAGTCCTCTGTTAGAACAACCAATAATCATTTGTCCTGTGTTGTCTAATATATTACTACAACCAAAAATCATTTGATTACCATTTCCTAAATTAAAAGTATTACTAAAACCGACAATAACATTATTGTCCCAACCGCAGTTATTATTACCTACCGATATTGATGAACTTGATGCTCTTGGGTTATTATTACCAAGTATAATATGATTAGAACTCCTTGAACCATTATTATTAAAACCAACCATAACACTAGGTCCAGCAGGTGCTTTTTCAATAGCAGCACTATAAGAACCAATATTTATGATACAAGAACCAGCATCAGCATAATCATCAACCATATTAAAACCTATTTTTATTTGATTAGGTTTTGTTGCTCCTGATTGTTCTATATTACAACCAATCATAACTACATTACAAGCCGCACTTTTTAATCCGTTTCCTAATGCTGTGGTGTTGTTATTTTCCGCATTTATATTATTACCAATTGCGATACTACAAGTTCCCGTTGCGTTTGATGATGTTGTTGTTAAAGCATTATCACTTTTCATAGATGATACACCAGATGCCGCAACTAAACCTGCGGGTGATGAATTACCCGAAGTCCCTGATGTTCCATTAGTTCCGTTTGCTCCTGAAGTCCCTGATGTTCCGTCTATACCTGAACTTCCTGAACTACCACTAACGCCTGATGTTCCTGAACTTCCTGAACTACCACTAACGCCTGATGTTCCTGAACTACCACTAACGCCTGATGTTCCTGAACTTCCTGATACACCACTAGTCCCTGAACTTCCTGATACACCACTAGTCCCTGAACTTCCTGAACTTCCTGAACTACCTGATACACCACTAGTCCCTGAACTTCCTGATACACCACTAGTCCCTGAACTTCCTGAACTTCCTGAACTACCTGATACACCACTAGTCCCTGAACTACCACTAACGCCTGATGTTCCCGAAGTTCCCGATACACCACTAGTCCCTGATGTTCCGTTAGTTCCGTTTATACCTGATGTTCCCGAAGTTCCTGATGTGCCAGAAGCACCAATCAAAGTTTCCCTTGTTATTTTATATGTTATTGTTTCACCTGAATTGTTTGCGGGTAAATAAAACCCTTCGGTATTCCCCGTCCATTCTGGTAATTGTGATATTGTTAAATTACTCATTTTATTTTATTATTTAATGTTTTTTTATTGTTGTTGATATAATATTTGGTTTCCATTTTCAGTATTGAAAATAGCTCCATTCTCAAACAATAAATAGAATTGTTCTTGAATAAAAGCAGGAATACAAGCCGTCTGTTCTGCGGTGATTGTTATGGTTGCTTCAACCCCACAGACATCTTCCTTGAACTTATCTGTGAAGGGTGTGTAATTGACTGATGTTGTTAAAAAGAAATCATAACCCGTAAGTTGATTTGTAAAGTAGGCATAGAAGTCAGTTAGAATAACTTGGCATAAAGACAAACTATCTAACTGGTTAGAATTGATGGGGTCTCCATCAACATATTCATTCTGTAAATCATAGATAAGAACATTAAAATTAAAATTACTATAGGTTCTTTCTATTAGTGAAGTTTGTGGAACAAAGTGTATAGCGGGGTATTCGGTAATATAATCGTCCCTTGAATAGTCAGCCAAGTTCCCCCAACTGAAAGTTCGTAGTATCGGGTGTTGAGCCGTGAATACTGCGAATATTTGTATAATATCTTTAATAGTCATTATTGTATTGATTTTTGGTGTTTTTGGTTTTCTTTATGTGATTTATCTAACCTATATGATAAATACCCTAATACCTCAAACAATTCCAATTTAAGAACAGGATTGACTTTAAGTATATCATCTTGAGCGCACAACATAAGTGATTGATAATAAAAATCTACGACTGATTGTTGGGCTTCTTCTGGCGTAGTATCTTTGTTTTTACTTTGTCTTTTGTTTTGTTCCCTGTCGCTTTCGTCGCCATAGATGATAGGGAAACTTTGATAAGTTCTTGAACGAAAGTTGTTAAAAAAAAAAGGGCTGAAAACAAGTTTGTAATTGGGAACTGCTTGAAGTCATTTTGACGGGACAAACATTCGTCCATAGAATAGGGGATAAGTTCCCTGTCTTCACCAATCTTATCATTCAATAATGGTTTGTATAGATGGACTGCCAACTTCACCAAATCTAATGGACTTTCTGCCATAAACACTTCAAGGTTTATCCATTCTTCATAAGATATTTGTGCTGGTTTAATCAACCCGTATTTAACCCCCTTGAAATCAACTACTAGTTGTAAGGGTGTTGTATCTGTATTAGACCATTCAGTCATCAACATCTTTGCGATGAACGATACTTGGGTGAAGGGTGCTTGTTTGACTTCTTCAATCGGTGCTCCCGTCATCATCGTAATCAGTTCTGTTGCCTTGATGTCGGGGTTAGTTTTCAGTAATTCATACTGCTCTATGGTGATGGGTAGTATCCCATATTCCTTTTTACCTAATACAACTTTCATAATGTTCTACAAGTTTGATTATCATTTTACCTAATGGGGTGTTATTCTTTTTTGCGACCCTTTGTAGGGCTTCGTGTTGATTGTCTTTCACAAATATCGTTTTGTAAGGATAATCATATTCCTTTCCTTTTCTTACTATTTTCATAATTACATAAAGCTATATTTCACTTTTGGTTTATAGGTCATTTCAGTTATTAAATAACGGCTTGCGTCTAATAAGTGGTCTCTACCTGTTGTCTTACTGGTTATGTTTCCTGACCTATCCTTGAACCACTTGTAGTGTTTCAATTCTTCTATCAGGTTAGTTGATGATGCGTCAATCTGTAGTTTGTATTTCTTCATTTCAGTTATACCATACAGGACTGAACCTGCTTCTTTCTTAACACCACGACTTCTTGAATACCCACCCTTCTTTAGTTCGTCAATCATACGGGGCTCACTACTATCACAAATGACCTCAAAGGTTTTCTGTAGTCCCCCTTCTTTCATCTTGAATAATATATCATCACTAGACAATCCCCTTTCATAGAATACTTCCTTCAGGTAGATTACATTATCAGGTTCGTTGATAAGTCCCCATACACACGCACATTCATCGTTGGAATATCCCCAATCTATCCCGACCCCTAACATCTTGGAATATCTTGGTGCTTCATTTACAATTTCCCAGTTGATAAAGATTGTTTCACGGGGTTTAATCTTCTTACCCAACGCATACACTTCATACATTTCAGGGTCAATATCTTTTAGTCCTTCAATAGATTTTACAATCCTATCATCTAAAAAAGGATTTTGTTTGTAGGTGCTAATAATAAGTTGGTTGTCGGGTTTTTCTTCCAAGTCATACACATACCAATCTTCACTAGCCGATGGGTTGTAATCTGCGATGATGAACTTACTGGTTCTTATGTCTAACTGAAGGAACGCATCATAACTGACTGATGTGATTTCGTTGATGAATACTATATCTTGTTTCATACCACGAAGTTTAGCACTACCATCATCTGCTCCCAAGAACCTTACCAATCCACCATTATCAAATCTATAGATGACTTCACTTTTGTTGAACTGCTCGGGGTTATACATTCCCATTTGGTTCATTACTTCCTGAAAGTCCAATAGAACAGAATTACGGATTGCTACAAGTGTGTCCCTTACGATTGTTATTGTTG